ATAATAATTTGCCATGTGTTATCCTAATGCGTGTGTGGTCTCCCTGATGTTTGGATCTGTGGCCAAATCCACTGCCTGGATTGCGTTGTTGAGTGCTGCCTCAAGATTTAAACCTGTGGTAGACTGTTGGTTTAGGTCTGTGTATGCAATAGCAGAATAAGAACCTGTGCTGCCATCTACATATTCTTTGTCACTGCTGGAATTTACAAATCTTGGCACAAAGTAAGTGTCATCTGTAAAGTCTATGGAGAAATTGTAAGGTGTAGAAAGTCCCTGCACTGTGTTGTATGTCAAATCTGTGCGTTTGTTGATACTGCCTGTGGAGACGCTGTATGTGTAAATCCTCAATGTGTCTAAAGTGGTGTCTTTGGGTAATTGTATGCTAAAATTAAGGATTCCGTAGCCTGATACTTCTGTGATTGAAGAGTTTATGGGTCCTGTAAATGCAGTCACACTGTTGAGGAGTGCTGTGGTGCCTCCTCCTGTGCCAAATTCATTAAAACTATTAACTGTCTGCACTGCATTAAAGTCTATGCCATTAGGCAGTGTGTCGTTGACGTTGTATGCCACAGTGGGACTTACAACATCACTAAAATCTGCACTGGTCAATTCTACACTGGCAGGCATCTGCGGTGCTCTCACACTAACTGGAATCTCTGGTTGAGGAATTGGAATTGGCACTATTGAGTAAAAATCACTTCTGTATGTTTGAGGCTTGGTTTCTATTTGGTTTCCTTTGACAAAAGGATATATGGTTGCATCGTGCTCTCTTGCTTCTATGCTCACAGTTGCTTCTGGATTAACCATAATTTTGCTGACCCTAAATGTCTGTGCAGAAAGATTAAACACAGTTGAAGTCACGCGGATTATATCACCTACTTCTAACTCCATCAGTTCAGGTGTGCCTGTGAATTGGATATATCTTTGGTTTCTTGATTTTGCGTAAATTGTCCTTGCTAAATTTTCTGCTATATTTGGATTGTTGACACCTGCAAACATAAAATTACCCACCAACTGTTCGTTGTTGTCTTGAGCGAGTGCTGTGGTGTATGTGGAAGAAGTTTCCGGAGGATAAACCACTTGCTGTTCAGTAAAGTTTTGATCTGGATCAACATACCGCACAATCACTTGATTATATTTTTGTGCTTTGTTTTCTCCTGCCAATGTCATTCCATACAGCATCTCTTCTTCAGTGATGTCTAAAACTACATCAACCACTGCACTGTCAATGTCTGTGTCGTTACCGCCATCTTCAATTTTTAATTTGTATCTGCCTCTTGAATAAGGCATAATGCCTCTTGCACCTTGCAATAAAACTTTTACGTTGTCTATAATTTTTGCTCTTGTGTCAATTACAATATTAGAGGTCATTGCAGGACCATCTTGTGTGCCATTTGCATCATAATCTATGCGTGTGTTGAGTTTGTTGGCAGCCGTCTTAAAATAATTTGCATCTAATTCTGATATACCTACGCCTGCCCCGTAACGAGGATTCATAAGATAGTCGAGTAGATGATTTACAGGATTGTATGAAACAACTTTAGGTAAACTCGCATAATTGCTGGATAAATCCTCCGATGAACTGCTGTGTGTTGCCACGTTATAAACCTTTTTGCCTATGATGTCAAACATCACAGTTGGAATGCCACCTCCATATGGATTGTTTTCTGCATCTTCATTTGACTCAACGTGTTTCCATTCATATCTAAACACTGCATAAGCAATGCCTGGTAATTTTCTTGTCTTTGCACCCCAGCTGGGAGATCCATTTGCCAAAGAACTCTGTGTTTGCGAATCTGTGCCTGCAAATAATTGGAATGTTAATCTGTCTTTATATCTTCCTGAAGAAGGAGTCAACTCACTGCCAAATGCAGGATTGCTGTTTGGTAACTGCACTTCGTCTATAAAAATTCTGTTTACCTGTGCAATCTCGCCCTCGCACATCGCATACACCACAGTCAAATATCTATTGTTGACGTCATCTGTATCTCCATGAGTTTCTGCAAACACAATCTTACCGCCAATTCGTCTATGTCCATAAACTACAGGAACAGGTTCATTAGTGCCTTTGCGTGTGACTTTTACACCCTCAACCTGCTCACTCAAATTGGGAGTCGTGTCGTATCCTGGAATGTTTGGGGTCAATGCTCCTGTGAGTGCAGATCCTATGGCTTTAATCGCCACATAACCCACTGCTGCCACTGCCACTGCCCCTACTGCTATCGCTGCCGCACCTGTCAAACCAAGTGCACCACCAACTGCCGCTAAAACAGGAACTACTGGAGCCGCTGTTGCGATGCTTGGTAAAAGAAATGCTGGGATGCTGGCTTTTATGATTAGTGCTTTGTCCATTTTTTTAATCCTTTTACATATTGATTACCTGCAAGTGTCATCAACCTACCATACAGTTGATCTGCACCATCTAAAAAATCTTGATTGACTTCATCAACTTGATATTCATCATTAAATGCTGTTGCGGTTGCAATAAAGTAATCACAGTCTTGTGATTCAAACCATTGTTGACAATTATCAAACAAACTCTTGCTTTTAAATCCATTCCTATAAGATGGATGGATATAGAGATACTGTATTAATCCTTCTCGTTTCCTGTTCCATGGATTCCAATGTGCTTGACAGCAGGCATAACCTATCACTTTGTTGTTTTCTTCAATTACAATTCCTTTGTAGTCAGGATGTATCTTGATTTGCTTGATTAATTTTATTAGTTCTGCTTGGTCATATGCACCAAAACCTGTGCCGTTTTCATCACAATGTGCTATTGCTAATTCTATAACATCATTAACATCACGGTTTTCAAAATCTCTAATCATTGAACGGTCTCCCCCATGGGATATCACTCACAGTTTGGTCGCTGAATTCAAATCCAAAGTCTGTGGGATGCTCTCTCTGTAAACTGCCTTGGTTAGTGAGTCTGCCATTTGTTTTTTCAAAGTTTGCAAAAGTTGAAGCAACCTCTAACACTATGGTAGAAGTTTTTTTGGCATCATTAACTGCGTAAGATTGTATTTTACCTTTGAACACAATTACAGGATCTCCTATGATGCTGTAATCTGTGGGAGATAAAAATGCAAGTCTTATGATTACACTTTTGTTGATGATTGAGGATGTAGCATACGTGGTAATGTTTGCTGTCTCCAATGCACTCAAAGAAATTTGTGTCTTACCTACAATTACTTCTGTGCTTTCTTCTGCTGTGCCTATGCCTAAAAAACTACCTTGTGCTGTGTATGTGTTACCATCATATGCAACATCAAAAAAACAATCTGTAAAATAATTTGTGCCTGAGGTTGTCTCTATATCAACCATTTGTATGAGGATAAATTGGTTACCTTCTAAATGTGAGCGTAAAGTTGCACTTAATTCTCTTGGCATTAGATATCCTCTAATAATCTAAAATCATATGTTATGCTTTCGTTAGTTGAGTATTTGAAGGCTTGTTGATCACCATTAATAAACATCCTGAAAGGCACTGCATTAACAATCACTTGAGTGTTTCCTCCTGCAGAGTCATCATCTATTGCTGTCTGCAAGCCTGGAGAAATGTTAAGGGTGCCTACACTACTGCCATCAACTGTGCAGTCTGCTGTGACCATATAAACTTTTGTGTGGTTTTCAAACTTTACTACATCACCCGCCTTCAATACAGTTATGTTGGTGCCTGCATCTGTGGTGATATCAATTTGTGTTGAACCAACTGCCTTGGCAGCGGTGCAATACATCGTTTGGCTGGGGTAACCTCCACGTGTGTAACTTATGATTGGTAAAGTAATATCAAAACTATTCAAACTGCCTTGTGCCAAAGTTGCAAATGCTTGGATAGCCCTAAAATCATCTGCTGTAACGTTTGGATAAACAATTTTTACACCCCATTTAGAATTTGCTGTTGCTAAACGTAATGCTCTTCCTGATTGTGTCTCTGTAACTCTTGTTGCTGTGATGGCTTCAAAATCAACGCTTCTAAAACCTATTGTTGTGGGCCAACTACCAATGTATGCCATATTATATCAATGCTCTCTTTCCTTGTCTATTCAATCCTTCATTAATAATGCCAACTATTGTGCCTCTTCTTGACACCAACAGTTCATCAAATCCTGATGCGTCAAGTGTTGTGATATTAAAGTTGACATACACATCGCCATCACCGGATTGTTCTGTGGTTTGTGTCAATTGTCCGTTAGGCACAATGTTACCTGATGAGTTTGGAACAAATAACTCCGGTCCTTGCTCGCCTACTATGATGGGTTTGTTTGCTCCAACTGGTCCGCCGTCTGCAAAGAAACCTCCGAAGAAACTGCCTCCGCCTCCGCCTCCGCCACCAAAAAATGCTAATGCAGTTCTTAAACCTAATTCAA